TCGTATCTCTCATTCTGTGCAAGTATCTCTTTAACTATTTCAAAGTGCATCATATCAGAGTTGTCTAATCTATCAGATAATACCTGTCCTTTACCAGATCTAGTCATCTCTCCGTGATTACCACCTATACCACAGAGTGTAATCTTGTCCACAAGTGGTAGAAATGTATCAACTGTCTGCATAATTAACTGTCTTGCTAGTTTATATTGCTGTGATAGGGTAAGTTCTATGTTAAATGGCATAGATGAATAGAAAGATTGGTCGCAGTTCTCTGTTAAATCTCCTAATCCTAGTAAAAATACCTCATTTATCTCTGTTCCACCCTTACGCAGTGCCTTGACCTGATTAACCCCCTCTATAAGAGCTTCCTCGTAGCGTTTAAGGGTATTCTCTACCCCATAGTCTGCTTTTCCTAACTGCCAGTCAGCCATTGTCCATATAAAGGCAGTATCACCACCAAACTTAGTGTTCTTTAGCTTAGGTTTCTTTAAATATATCTTGCATAGCTCATCAAAGTACTCATCTAATGCAGGATTCTTCCTCTTTACTATCCCTTTAAATGCAAAAAAGGTGGCTGTTTCGCCACCCTTGAGCTGTGTGTTCCAAGAACTAGCACGAACTGTACCTTCTATTGTGTAAAATTTGGGATCAAACCCCCAATCTTCTAGGATTGAGTCGTACTTATTCTTGTAGTCTGGATCTGTACCAACATAAGTTATCTCACCTTTGCCAGTTTCTTCATCAAATTCTATTGATGGTTGCCAACCAGACTTGTAGTAGTTATTGCCTAATTCATCTGTCATATGCAGCCTTCCTGTTAAGACTATTATAGACAGGTGGAATGACTAAATCTGCTACTTAGTTATTTGTTTTTTTGCGTATGTCTTGACAACTGCTAATGCAGCACCACCACCTGCAAGTGCAGCTAACTGGAGTGCTCCAGCATCTACACCTACTAAAGGTGCAACTGTTAATGCACCAATGAACGCTTCAATGAAGGTCCAGGCAGTTCTTTCAATCATATCTTTAAGCTCTTCGCTCAATGTATACTCCCACGAATCGTTCCAAGGAGTCCACCATAAGTCCTTCTTGAACTTACCCTCTTGGTTTCTTGCTCTTTTTAGTTTCTCAAACATTATACAATGTCCTTTCCATCAAGTTTAGCAGAGAGTACTTGAATCTCCCCACTTATCTCTTGGAGTTTTTCATAAACACTATCAGGTTTAATGAAATCTGGACTAGCAGTGTTACTTAATTCCTTACCACCTAAGTCTATCTTGCTATATTCTATGGTAACTTTCTTACCTTGTAGTAATTGATTCGCCACCTTTGAATACATTCTCTTATAAGCATTGACACTAGCACCGATAAAACCTTTATCACTTACATCTAAGTCTTGTTGGGTATCTCCCACAAGCAGACAACCACTGGTCTGGGATTCCCAATTCCCAGTATGAATTAATATATACTCAAATCCAGGTACATCTTGTATATGCAACATACCATAGTGTGCATTTTTAAATTTAGCAGAGAACTTAGCGTGGAATCCACCTGTCTTTCTAAACTTAATATCATATGTACCTTCAGGTATGCAGGTTTCGTGCATTACCTTTACTGATTGGTACTGGTCCTCTAATGTATAACACTCAAATATTCCATCAATAAATAACAAACCATTGGTTGCATCTTTACCGAATTGTGTTCTTACTACTTGTAGTTTCATTGTATCTCCTATCTGTGTCCGTACTTACAGGTACATATTGTAACATAAGTACCATTTCTTTTTTCAGTGTAACAACTCATTTTCTAAATCTAATAGTGAGTAGCCATACACCTAATGTAATTAAAGTCGCAAGACCTGTAACCTGTTGAGCTGAACCAGTCAATGTAAGTGTGGCGATAACCAAACCTACTAATGTCCAACTAAGATTTAAAGTTTCTTTAATTATCTCTACAAACCAAGACCATATCTTCTTAATCATTAACTTTTCCTAAATATAAACGCAGCCATACTAGCTATTCTAGTCAAAATTACAGGAACTACTACCTCCTGAGCTTTTTCTTTCTGGTCTGTTGTCATATCATCTCCAATATTATCAATGGTTATCTCTGATATATCTTCAAAGTCCACAAAAACTTCTATTGGATTCTCTAAGAACTCCTCATACTGTACCTCTGTAACAACATCAGCAAGTGTATAGTTCTCTACATCTTTATTTTCTACAGCTCTCTCAACATATTCTTCTACTGCTTCAGCTACTATCTCATCATCCTTAACAGCTTCAGCAATAATCTCAACATCTTCTGCTTCTACTTGTAGTACTTCAGCCACAACTTCTACTTGTTCTTCTGTAAGTTCTTCTATATCTTCAATAGCTTCTTCAACTACAGCCTGGACTATCTCTTGTACTTCTTCTGTGGCTTCGGATAGATTCTGTACACCAATGTCATTGACTTCTTCTAAGACTTCAACAACTTCTTCTTCGGTAAGCTCTTCGACAAACTCTTGTATTGCTTCTTCTTTAGCTTCTTCATACTCAACTAACTCCTCTTCAGTAAACTCTTCTATCTCTTCTTCGGTAGCTTCAGGTATATCAATAACAATAATATCTTCTATAACTTCTTCTAGCTCTGCAACTTCTTCCTCAACCATCTCCTCAGAAAGAACTTGTTCATCATCTTGTTCTGTAAAGATTTCAAATATTTCAAAGACTTCATCTTCTTCCTCTATTATTTCTTCAATAATTTCCTCAACAATTATAACTTCTTCATCTTCCTTTAGCTGATCTTGTACAGATTCCATATCCTTTAATACATCCTCTGGATCTGGTGGGAATAAATCATTAGCAATAAATATATCTATTAGATTTATATCTTCTTCAATAATAATTATCTCTGTTTCAAATACTTCTATATCATCTATGTATTCTTCAATCTCAAGGATTACTTCTACATATTCTTCTAGTTCTTCTTCAGAAAAATCCTCAAGGAACTCAAGTTCTTCATCAAGGATTTCAAGTTCCTTAGCTTCAAGCTCCATCTCCTTTTCAATCTCAAGTATCTCTTCTTCAGTAAGTTCAATGACTTCAATGATTTCAAGTTCATCATCATCTGAAATTTCAAGTATGATAATGCTGTCATCAAGAAGCTCCTCTCCTTCTTCGTAGATTTCTTCTTCATATATCTCATCTTCATATATCTCAACATCACAATCACCTCGTTCAATCTGTGCATCAGTTAATTCACAACCATAATCTTCTAAGTTAGCTGCTCTTTCATTATCTCTTTCTACTGTACCATCTTCAACTTCGTATTCTTCATACTCAGCTTCAGTTCCATCATCCATAATAATTGTAACTATTGGAGGTGGCTCAGGCTCAGGCTCAGGCTCTGGTTCAGGTGGTGGAGGAGGAACAGTTGTTGTTGTAGTAGTAGTGGTAGTTGTAGTAGTTGTTGTACTTGTAGTGGTAGTAGTAGGAGTTGGTGCAGTATATTTATAGTAAACATTATCTATTAACCACCAATCACCTAAGTTATCTGATTGTCCTGGTATTACTATCTCATTAATAGTTGTACCTGTTGGTGCAGTTACTACTATAGTTGCTGTACTGTTAGCTATAGTCTGTGGATCTGCAGCATCCCAAGTATTAATAAAGTTTATTGTTGAAGTTGTATCATCATCATAGTAAACAGTAGCTGTAGCAGTACTCTCTCTAGCACCATACCTTAGACCTACTTCAGTAATCGGTTTAGTTTCAGAGTTAGGGAATGCAATCGTGAGTCCATCTGTTGAACTGCGTAATCCAATTTGATACCTATCAGCTCCGTAATATTGTGAGCCGTGGCAATCCATATCTTCAATGTAGATTCCTCCTGGTATTGCAGCATTATCACAATCAGCTTCGGCAGCAAGGCTAGTATCGTTACCACCATAAACGAAAGTAATATCTTCGTTAATCTGTTGGTTATCAAAACCCTCAGTTACTGTAGTTTCATCTGCATAAACTGGAGCTGGTGATATTAATAATAGGACTACTAATAAACGAAAGAATTTATTAAGGTTGTGAAGCATCTCATTACCTTTTGCCACCGAAGTACTCCACAGCGTGTCCATTGTCTATCATTGATTGATTTATGTTTACACCATTGATAAAGAACTCTCCAAGTATTCTTCCAAACTTTCCTTTGCCGTGTGATTGTAACTCTATTGGATCTACTGCATCATAGAACTCTTTAGTTAACCATTCCTTTGCAGCCAACCCTCTGACCTTCTCCTCTTTATCTCTTGTTCGTGATTCAGGAGCATTGATGCCCATAAGTCGTACACGACATTTATGCCACACATCAAAACCCAAATCAATTCTGACATCTACTGTATCTCCATCAACTATCTTGACTATATCTACAGCATAATAGTATTTCATCTACCACCACAGTTGCAGTTACCACAGCAATCCATTATCCACCTATCTTCCATATAATCTCTGTGATTTCTCCTGATATTCCACTGATAACAGTTAGCACTTCGGCTAATCTTTCATTAGCATTTGTAATTTCTGCTTTCAATACTGAAACTTCATTGGTTAATGTTTGTACAGTTCTAAACAACCAAGCAACTAAGGCTGCTAATCCACCTTGTAATATCTGGCTTGGATTTATCTTGATATTTCCATTCATATATCTATTTTAAAACAAATTAAATTATTCAACATCATCTTCTATTAACCATTCGGATTCAAAGTCCTCAATAACCCTGTAATCAGCTAACTTTTTTAGGTATCTAAAGAAATTACGAATATAATATCCTATTAAAAACCCTATTAAATAATCCATAGACACGATTGTATCATACGATTAAGGATTAACTAGGTTTTGGGTATTTGTCCTTAGTTGTTTTGATAGTAGCTTTCCAACCATCAATTCCATTGTGATAGATGTCATCTAACTGGTCTGGAATACTAGGGTATTCCTCTTGTCTTTTTCTTTTATAACCATTATTTTGATCATCAAATTTATAGTTGGCTATATCAGTTACAGCTTGGTCATACTCTGCATCTGTAAACTCACTTCTAACATTATTGACTTGAGCAAACATACCATCACCACCATTAGCTGTTTTCTTTGCATCAATCTCTGTCTGTGCTTCTGCTGTAAATTGTTCTAATGTTTTTAATGCCATATCTCTCCTATCCTAGCACCTATTTTCCGATACCAAACAACTTAAAATTTCCACCTGTAAGCGTACTGGTAACATAGTTATTAACTCCTATACGCAAACCATCTGAAGCACTAGCAACTGTATGTACAAATCCTCCTTGGAAACCTCTAACAGTATCATCAGTTGCTTGAAAGTGAGCACCATCTATTGTTACAAAACTATATTCTGAAGTATTAGGGAAGTTGAATAAATAATATGTTCCATTACCACCACCAGCAGATGTACCACTATCAATAGTAGCCATACAATCTATTTTAGTTCCTCCTGTATTAGCTATTGTTGAAAAACTTGTATCGGATTTAAAATATTCCTTTGCTTCATCATAATTAGCATCCTCTTGGGAAGTTCCACTTTTTGTAACTCTCATTAAAGGTGCATCATCTGCCGATACTGTAAGTCCAGTAATTACCAACATATAAACATTGTAAGTTGTGTCCATAGCGTAATTATATGAGCTACTTCCAGAACTTCCACCACCTATAGTTATGGCTGCTGGTGTACCACTAACTGTATATTCATCTACTAAAACTAAACTACCTGCCATTATTTAACTCCATATACTAAAATAACTCCACTGCTATAAGGTCGTGAGCCATTACTTTCTAGTAGCTGAAAACCTGTTATGGTTTCAGCAACTGTGTGTACGCCTATTCCTTTAAGTCCTGTCATATAGCTACCACCATATTTTTGTGAGTTAGCGTATGTAATAAAAGTATAGCTACTTGAACTATTTGGATTATATACTGTAATCTCCCCACCTTGACTTTCAGGTGCTTGGTCTGTACTTTCTGAAAATGCTCTAAGAAATGAACTTTGATTTTCTGATGATGTTTCTGTAAAGGAAGTCCAAGTTAGCATATTCAAATTCGCATAATTATATTCATTATCAGAAATAACACTACCCCCACTATCTATTAACCTCATATTCAAATCCACATAATCTGTACCTGCTGTTGATATTCCTGTTGAATAAATTTTATAAACATCATAATCAGAAGTAAAACAACTCGTAACATTTGTTGTACTTGTTGATCCTGATATAGTTTCTTTGTGTATAAATTGTAAACCTGCCATTACGATTCCTTTACCCCATAACAGGAGATTGTTCCTGAAGTAAATGCACCCATTGAAACACCTTCACCAAATCTAATACCATTAATTGTAGAAGCATTGGCATAAAGTTGTGAACCAAACTCCATTGTATAAGTTGTACCCTGCATAAAAGTACAATGACTTGTAGAAAATGTGTATTTGGCACTATCTCCTGCATTGTATAAATACATATATCCATTGAAAACTGAATTAGAATCTGTTGTTATATCTCCACCTAGTCTTGCTGTATTTTGACTTGTACTCTTTCTCTCTGCAAAAGTACCACTTGCGTAACCTCTTTGGTTAGCAAATTCATAACCTGTTTCATAAGTTGTTCCACCATCATCTGATAATCTATAACCAAACTCTGTCTGTGTTGTTACATTAATATCAGTAAAAGTAAAGAAGTGAACATTGTATGTACTTTGTTCTAAGGCTTCAAAGTCTAAGAGGGAGCTACTAGCAGTTTGAGTTTGTAATAATATTAATGAACCTTTGACATCTGCTACACCACTTGTGATTACTGCTCTAGCTGCACCTAGTGGCGACATTACGCAAAAGCTAACTGACTAAATAAATATGGTGTTTCATCTACAAACATAAATGTAAGTATGTCTATAGCTGCTGCTGCTGTTGATAGTGTTAGTCCTGCACCACCAGCAGTCTTTGCTGTTTGATGACTGTCGGCATTAACAGTTATTGCGTTAATTGCCATAGTCCTAGAACCAGTACCATCTTGTGTTACTACTAAAGTAAATGTAGCTATGTCAGTAGGTACATTTGTAAAATCTATATCTGTTACATTATGTGCAAGTGTTACAGTACCAGTATTACCATTAGCTAAATTAATAGCTAATGCTGCTGCTGATGACACAGCTTGTTCTGTTTCTGAATAATCTTTTAATATTACTGCACTTGCAACCTGGTCTGCAAAAGCTACTTCACTATCAATAGCTAAGTTTAAAGTAGGACTACCAGAAGCTCCACCACCACCAAGGTTTGTACCTGCTGTTACACCTGTAATATCACCTACTGCTGTACCATTAATTCTAAAAGTTTTACCTGAAGCTAGGTTTATACCATCATCATCAACAGTAGCAATCTCTGTTGCATCAACATTAAATACCATCTTTCCGTGATTGGCTGTTCCTGAAGCAGTAGCTGTTGTGAAGTTAATTTGTTCAGCAGTTTTGTTTGATCCACCATTTAATACTTCTATAGTTAATGATTCTGCAGCACTTGTTCCCATCTTTATAGAAACATCTGCATTGTTTGCATCTTCATAAATTGTTAAATCCCCACCAGTTAAAGCTGTAATATTTTGTGATGTTTCAACAGCTAGACTTACATCTCCTGATGCACCACCACCAGATAAACCTGTACCTGCTGTTACTTGTGTAATATCTCCTGTTGTTGCAGCTGCCCATTCTACAATACCACCAGAAGATACAGACAATACTTCGCCAGATGAACCTATGCCTAATTTAGCAAGGGTATTACTACCAGAAGCATATACAACATCTCCAGTTGTAAAACTTGTAAGTCCAGTACCACCTTTAGTTTCATCTAAGGTTGCAGATAAGTCTGCTGCTGTACCTGATGTATTTTGATTACCTGCTGAATTAACACCAGGCAGATCAATGTTACCTGTTCCATCAAAAGATACGCCACCAATGTTTCTTGCAGTTGCTAAAGCTGTTGCTGTTGCTGCATTACCAGTTGTAGAACCAGATGTTCCAGATACATTACCTGTTACATTAGCTGTAATTGTTGCAGGTAATCCAATAGTTAATGTTCCACTACTTTCAGCAATTTCTACTTCATTAGAAGTTCCTGAAAATGTGATTGTTCCACCTAAAGAAATAGCTGTTGAACTAGAACCATCTGAAACTGTTATAGATGAATTTGATAATTTTGCATTTGCAATAGAACCTGCGAGTTGAGCATTAGTTATTGTTCCACTTAAAGATGATGTTGGATAGTTAGTCGCATCTGTTAAATCAAATGCTGGTGTTGCATCAGAAGCACCTAATGCTAATGATACTCCACCATAAGATACAGTGCTATTAGATAATTTAGCATTAGTTATTGAACCTGCTAGTTCATCATTATCAACACCACCAGTTTTTATTGTTACTGCACCAGAAGAAACTGCAAAGTTATCTGATGAGAAACTTGCTACACCTTTATTAGAAGTTGTTGCTTCTTCTCCTGCAATAGTTAATGTTGTTCCTGTAGCAGATGTATCAATACCTTCTCCACCTGCAACTGTTAATGAATCAGAATCTAAATCAATGTCTATTGTTCCTGAATCAGATATTAAATCTAAGTCTTGTGCTGTTACTTGTGCATCTACATAAGCCTTAACTGATTGCTGTGTTACACCTTTAGTAGCAGAGTTTGTGGACATATCATCTTCATCTAAGAATAAGGAAGTATTAACTGCTGTACCAGCTTCATTAATTATGGTATCTACTCTATCGTTTAAGTCCTCTATGTGTTGTTCTACTGGCGACATTCTGACAACAGAACCAGATGCGTGTGATAATCCTGAACTAGCTGCTGAACCATCTAAAAATCTTTTGTTTATATTATCGCAAGTTAAAGTTTTAGTTCCTGTATTAACTGAAGTAACAAGTATAACTTCTCTGTTAGTTGAGCTATCTGGATTTAAAACTATATAAAATGGTGCAGCTAAAGTAACTGCAGTAGGTGCAGTTACAGAATTAACAACAAAATCTAAACCTGATGCACCAACTGTTGATGTTAGCGTACTTTCATAAGCATTAAATAGCTTAGTTTCTTGAGCTGTCATTCTATCCTAATCTTCCAGTTCCTAGTAATGCTATACCTAACCCTTCTCCAGCAGTAGATATTTGTATTACCTTACTACCTCTAAATCTTACTAGACAATAAGTTGTTACAGAACCTCTTGGAGATATTTCTTCAATAGGACTGCTAACATTTTCTATTATACCTCTTAATAATGTATCTGGTCTGTATATCTCTAATTGAACATTCTTTCCTTCTTTATTTCTAAGTGCTTGATACACCAATTCACCTTGTCCATTAACCTTAATTCTTTTTCTAAATGGTCTTTCTATTTGATCTGATATATTAACTGGTATATCTACAACCAAGTCATTAACCAACTGGAAACCTCTTATAGCAAATGAAAGTAGTCCAGGAGATTGTGCTTGGTCATCTGTTGTTATATCTATCTTTCCTGCAATCCATCTACCACTAACTAAAGTCATAACTTCTTCTTCTCCACCAGTACCAGAGTTTAGTGTTACTTGTGATTGCCAAGTAGAAGATGAACTATCATTTATATCTGTTGCAATCGTTGAAGTAGATAGCTGAACTGTACCTGAACTTACTGCTTGTGTATTTAATTTAGCTCCAACCCACTGTTTCTTTTCTGATGTAAAGAAATCTCCTAATGCTGTAATGATGTAACCAGTAGAAACATAGTTAGAAGTTTCTCTGTATATTCCACCACCACTTACAGTTGCAAATAACTTATCAGAAAATACTGTAAGACCTTTTACTATTCCACCTTCTGCAAATTCCAGATCTCTAGCTATTCCACCAGTAGGTAAGTAGTATCTCCATAAGTTAGTCTTAGATGCTGTATCTTTTATTCCTGTATAGATACTATCTCTTGTTGAAATAATACTGTAAGGTGCTTGATCCAAAGTAGTTGAACCATCACCCCATTGTTTAATTAACTGTGCATTAACTAACACATACAAACTGTTGGCATTAGTAATCTCTGCTCTATATAATCTTCCAATCTTTCCACTAGCAGTGTTCTCATAAGTACCATAAAATATTAAACCTTGTGCTGCATCTATTGCATTAGGTACTTCACCTTCAATAAAGGTTTGACCTTTAAGAGTTAAGTTAGAACTCTCATCAGCTAAAGAATATATATATCCATCATCTGCTGTAGCTAGTACAACTGCACCTGCATCACAGACATCTGTCCAACTTCTACCATTCCTAAGTGAGTGAATAGTATTATCAGCTCCTGCTGATGCAGAAGATGGTTCTATTTCATAAAGAACTCCAGATGTATCTGATGCAATTAATCTACCTTTCGCAGCCCATAATCTACTGTAAGTATTATCAGAGTTATATCCACTACCATAAGAACCTGCACCTGTTCTTTGATATATAACACCATTAGCAACAATGAATAACTGATTACCCATAATAGCTAA